ATAATTCAATAGCTAAATAGCCATTCCAATGATTGCAGGAACGTGTTCATCAGTACAAGTGAATGCGAAGCATCCGGAGTTGTCTGCTGAGACGATTTCGTCCCTGAGAGGAGCAATAGAGGTAATCGTGGATTACCTACTAGTACACGGCTTAAGATCGGCGTATGTGGTCCCTTCTGTTCAGAAGACCTTACGCTGGTGGAGCACATGTGTTGCTGGTGCGGGGCTGAAGTGGGTCAAGTTTGTTAAGTACAAACTAGCCGCCTTCTTTTCGTACCACACTAAGTGTGAATTGCCGAAGCCGCCCGGAGATCTCAAAGGAGATCGACCCGGACACCTGCTGTGTGGCGCGGGTGGTAGATTTCTTGATCTACTTCTCTCGGACGCGAAGAAGCGTTCGAGTGTCGAGTTCTTAGGACACTTGGCATCGTTGAAGTTAACGAAGAAGGGCATGCCCAGACCGTCGGATGAGATGGTCGAGGAGTCGGTAAAGTCAACAGTGGCTAAGCTGACAACCGTGGACACACGTACGGACGATTTGATCGATCCTAATCGTATGACAGAGTTGTTAGGCTTGTCGAATTTGACGAACGAACTGTCCTTGGACAGGTTGTATACCGATATGCCTCTAAGTCGAGATAAGATCAGGATAGAGTTGGAGAGGACCGTTAATGAAGTGCTTAGGGATAATTGCTCTAAGACAGGATTCGTTGAATATACCGATGAGGATCGGTATAGGCCATTCTTTCCTTCAACCTCGGCACATTATATAAGTGCGAGAGGCGAGGGTGGCGCGGTCGGTTATGTCTTGAGTCATGAGAGCTTACTTGATGGATTGCGCAGGCCCGGTGGGTTTGTGAGTTTCCATGAGGAGCCACATGACGGTGAAGTGAAGAGACAGAGTGTATTGGTTGACGACGAAGGTATGGATTACGCCGGTCGTGAGTTGTGGTGTAGATTATTGCATCTAGCCATCAACGAGATACCGGAGGTAGAACCTATCGGCCTGAAGGAGGCACTGAAGGTTCGTATCATTACTAAAGGTCCAGTCTGCGCACAGACTGTAATGAAACCAATGCAGAAATTCTTATTTCGATGCTTATCGAGATTTGACTGTTTCCGATCACTGAAGGTCGGTGGTGATCTGAGTGAGGAGGCTATGAACCGTGTCATCGGCACTATGCCGGACGGTTTAAAGTTGCTCTCAGGTGACTATGAGGCTGCGACAGATAATTTAAAGTCGTGGGTATCAGAGGTCATTTGGAATCAGATCTGTTTTGTCTTAAGATTGTCGGATGAGGAGAAGACGATTGGTCTGAACTTGCTCACCGGGCACATGTTCGGCAAAACACCACAGAAGTCAGGACAACTGATGGGTTCGATTATCTCGTTCCCAATCCTTTGCATCGCTAATTTTGCACTGTGTCGTCGTGTGTGTGAAGTTAGTGATGGTGTCTTTAATGCAAATAGCAGTGGACAGTTATATTCGGAGTGTGATATTCCGATATATCGTTATCGAGGCTTTATCAATGGCGATGACTGCACTTTGATAGTAGGCGACTTCGGTCGTAGGCTATGGAGTGAGGTAGGACTATTGATGGGACTTGTAGAGTCGCTCGGGAAGACGTACTTCTCGTCAGAATTTGTTGAAATAAATTCTAGACTTTACGCCTATGATCGATTTCATGGGTTCCGGTTTACACCTTTGATCAATATGGGACTCGTTTATGGTCTCAAACGTTCAGAGGGTGTCGGCGATGTTAAGTCTTCTAGGAAGAAGGCAGATCGCGAAACTGGATTGCTCGGTGACGAACGAACGCTATCTGTTGGTGCGCGACATGAGTTTCTGTATTCAGAGATGAATAGTGTGAAATGGGGTGTTGGCATTGATGGTGATAGTTGGTGTCGTGTGTGGCCAAGGCTCAATGCTATGTTCTTAGAGAAGAACAGAGATTTGCTGAACGACGCAACGAGGCTGGGTATTCCGTGGTTCGTTCCTAAGAGATTAGGAGGACTCGGATTACACGGGAAGATCAAGGAATTAGATCTTCAGCTCTGTCGTGCGGCGTTAAGAAACGGTCTGAAGTTTGGTTCGACTATGCAGCCAGCGTGGAAGGCGTGGCAGGTCGTGTCAGACAGGATGAGGTCGGAGGTTGGCAAATACGCCGTTAAGCTTGACTCTGAAGAGAGTGATCGTGAAATGAGCGTGTTAGGACGAATGGTGGCAAATGTGTTATTCGATTCAGATGTGAATTTTAATGACATATTTGTAAGTGAAGGAAAGGCACATCATTCAGTTCTTAAGAAGAACTCGACCTTATGGCGTCAACTCACTAAGGGTAAATACGGATTTCCCGCTGCAGAGCGGAGATACGTAGATCCGGAGGACGGTAGTGAGATAGTCTTGCAAGGTGAGGATTATGAGTCATATATCCGCTTGGGCAAGTTGTCCACTAAAGGTGTACCTATTGGTGGTGCTCTCTACGACTAGAGAGACTCAGGGAAGGATGCGACGGTGTAGCATTTATTGCTGTTATGCACGATTGTCTGGACTGCGCTTATCAGTTAGATTTCGAATCGGTTTGGTTCGAGTCGATTACTGTTAGGTTGCTCGTCTCGTGTCGTGCCCGAAAGGGGTATCGCATGGTCATAAAGCCGGTAAATATATCCAACAAAGGACTGTCGGGTTGTCTCCATTGCGCCAGACGTGGCGGTGGAAGATCGAAGACGGACCGGAGGTTGGACGGCCTATTGTGACTGTGTCGTATGTAACGGTATGTTGATTTGTTAAGCCGTGGAGATGATACACTATTGGTGTGATGTGTGAAACATACATTCATCGTAATATTGAAATGATAGACGAAACCGCTTGAAGCCTGTTATTGACTTAAGTGTAACGCAGGTGACGAGGTTTAATTCGTTGTGTAAAATTAGATATAATGAAATGTGTGTGGATTATCATGTGCCAGTAGGGGGG